TGGGAGTCTGGTTGCGTGAAGGCCAGAGCATTGACCGTGACGGCAATATTTCCGGCGAGCCTCGCCGTTCGCGCATAGCATCGTTCTGGATGAAAGGACCCGCAGCCGCATACCAGACTTGGGCGCAGCTGGTGTACAAGCTGCTGACAGCTGAGCAGGAGTACGAGGCGACAGGCAGCGAAGAAACCCTGAAGGCGGTAATCAACACCGACTGGGGGCTGCCGTACCTGCCGCGCTCTGCCAGCGAACAGCGACGCGCAGATGCGCTAATGTTGCGCGCAGAAGACTACGGTAAACGCCTGGTCCCACCCAAAGTACGTTTCCTGCTGGCGGCCGTCGACGTCCAGGGGGGAAAAAAGCGTCGTTTTGTCGTGCAGATTATCGGCTATGGCGAAAATGGCGAACGCTGGCTGGTGGACCGCTACAACATCCGCCAGTCGCTGCGCTGCAGTGAGCATGGTGAGGCGGAGCCGATCCATCCCGGCGCGTATCCTGAGGACTGGCAACTGTTGGTTTCCGATGTGCTGGAAAAAACCTATGCACTGCAATCTGACCCGGCGCGGCGCATGCCGGTACTGGCGATGGCCGTCGACAGCGGTGGTGAAGAGGGCGTGACCGATAACGCCTACAAATTCTGGCGCCAGTGCCGCCGTGATGGCCTGGGTAAACGCGTCTACCTGGTCAAGGGCGATAGTACAAAACGCCAGAAAATCATCACCAAAACTCACCCGAATAATACCGAACGCAGCGACCGTCGCGCCGACGCGCGCGGCGAGGTGCCAGTGTATCTTTTGCAGACCGACCTGCTCAAGGATCAGCTCAGTAACAATCTGGATCGTGAGACGGCCGGAGCCGGATATATCCACTTTCCCGACTGGCTGGGGGAGTGGTTCTACGAGGAACTGACCTATGAAGAGCGGGGCGCCGACGGGAAATGGCGTAAACCCGGGAAGGGTGCCAACGAAGCTTTTGACCTGTTCTGCTATGCCCACGCCGTGGCTGTCCTGCGTGGCTACGAAAAAGTACGTGACTGGGAGAATCCTCCGGCATGGGCTGCGGCGCAGGATCTCAACCCAAATATTCATGAAGGGGAACGCCCCCGGGAGTTAACCGTGAAAAAAAGCAAACCTGCTCAGTCACCTGTCCAGGCTAAAGCTGAAAAGGGTACCGAACTGTCAGGAAACTGGCTGGGTGGTTCCGGTAAAGGGGGCTGGCTGTGACGAAAGACGACATCTGGAAAACGTTGTTGATGGTTCGCCAGGCCTATCAGGATTCGCTGGATGGCAAGAGTATTTCTTTTACAGGTGTAAACGGACGCGCCATCACCAACCACGATCCGAAAGCGCTGCGCGACGAGCTTGAATACTGGGAGCGGCGCTGGCGGAAGGTCAACAGCCGCGGCGGTTCGTACAAACTCGCTAACTTTCTGTAAGGCGTTCTATGGGCATTCTTGAAAAAACACTGGGTGCGCTGGCGCCGGGGTGGGCGGCGGCACGCGCGCGTGATCGTCTCCGCCTCAATGCGTATGAAGCGGCAAGCGCGTCCCGCCTTCACAAAGCGAAAAAACAGAGCCAGTCAGCGGACACGTCGGTATTTGCCGCAGGCCAGTCCCTGCGGGAGCAGGCCCGCTGGCTGGATGAAAACCATGATCTGGTGATTGGCCTGTTCGACAAAATGGAAGACCGGGTAATTGGCGCGCACGGTATACATGTAGAGCCGCAGCCTCTCGATCTGGATGGCAACCTTCATTCCGATTTCGCCGGGCAGCTGTCGGCGCTCTGGGCCGAGTGGTCCGTACGTCCTGAGGTGACCGGCATGTTTACCCGGCCGGAAGCCGAGCGCCTGCTGCTGCGCTCAGCACTACGTGACGGTGAAGTGTTTACGCAACTGGTCAGGGGGAATGTGCCGGGCCTGCAGCATGCCACGCAGGTACCGTTCTCCCTGGAAATGCTGGAGGCGGATTTTGTACCGTTCAACCTCAACAGCACCGCAGGCCAGCAGGTGCGTCAGGGCATCATCGTGAACGAGTGGGGGCGTCCCGTTGGCTACCGCGTTTACAAATATCATCCTGCAAACATGACGCGGTTCAGCGCCGACCTTAAAACTGTGTCTGCCGAGAACATGCTTCACCTGGCGCAACGGAAGCGCCTGCATCAGCTGCGCGGCATCAGCCTGATACACGGTGTAATTACACGGCTGTCGGATATCAAGGATTACGAAGAGAGCGAGCGCGTGGCCGCCCGTATTGCCGCCGCGCTGGGGTTCTATATCAAGCGTGGCGATGCGCAGTCTCTTGGCGATGAAAATGAGTTTTCAACGCCTGGCGGCCAGCGTCACTACGATATTGCGCCGGGGATGATTTATGACGATCTCAAGCCCGGCGAGGACCTGGGCATGGTGGAGTCAAACCGTCCGAATGTACACCTCTATGAATTCCGGAACGGGCAGATGCGGGCCGTGGCCGCCGGTACGCGCGGCAGCTATTCCAGTATTGCCCGGGACTTTAACGGCACCTACAGCTCCCAGCGCCAGGAGCTGGTGGAAAGCTTCGAAGGTTACAACGTTCTGCAACAGTGGTTTGTCGGGCAGCACAGCCGTCCTGTTTACCGCGCCTGGGTAGCGATGGCACTGCTGATCGGCATCGAAGTCCCGCCGGATGTGGATCCGAATTCCCTCTATAACGCGCTTTATCTCGGGCCTGTGATGCCGTGGATTGATCCGGGTAAAGAGGCCAGCGCGTGGAAAGCCATCGTGCGTGGCGGCGCGGGTACTGAAGCGGAATGGGCACGCGCCCGGGGTAAAAATCCGCAGGAGGTTAAACGCCAGCGGCTGCGTGAAACCGAATTTAACCGTCAACACGGGCTGGTGTTTGATTCCGACGCCGCCAATGACAAAGGAGCGATGCCAGATGCAGCGGCAGAAACAAAAGATAAGCGGCGCGAGCCGGACGATGATGATTAACCCCCGCGCCAGCCTGGCGGGTGTCGATGCGGCAAACGGGCAGTGCTGGTATGAGATCCGCGCGCTGGCCGCGGGGCGTGTTGAAATTTTCCTTTACGACGTGATCGGCGGCTGGGGCATCACTGCCCAGCAGTTTGTCGCTGACTGTAAGGCGGCGGGGGTATTTGACGCCAGCGCGGTGGATTTGCATATCCATAGCCCCGGCGGCGATGTGATGCAGGGCTTTGCCATCTACAACACCCTGTCGCGGCTGAAAGCGAAAGTGGATATCTGGGTGGACGGCGTGGCGGCCAGCATGGCCTCGATGATTGTCTGTCTGCCCGGTGCCACGGTACACATGCCGGAAAATGCCTGGATCATGGTCCACAAACCGTGGGGCGGCATCGCCGGGGATTCTGACGACATGCGCGACTACGCCGACTGGCTTGATCGTAATGAAGCCCTGATGCTAAGCGCCTACATGAACAAAACCGGGCTGGGGCAGGATGAGCTGGAGGTGATGCTGAAAGCGGAGACCTGGCTTAACGGTGCCGAGGCGGTGGAAAAAGGTTTTGCCGACACGCTTGAACCTGAACTGCAGGCCGCGGCCTGTGTGAATGAAAATAAACTGAAGGATTACCAGAACATGCCAGAACAGATCAAATCTCTTTTTACGCCGCGCGCCGAAGCCCCGGTGAATCAGCCTCAAAAACCCGCGCCCGTACAGGCAAACCATAATCCGCCAGCACCTCAACAGCCTGCGCCGCAGATGACAAACATCGATATCACCGCGCTGGCCCAGCAGTTGCAGCAGCAGATGCAGACGGCGAACGCGGAGCGAGTGAGTTCCGTCTCAGCCGTGTTTGAGGCATTCCCGGCCTTCGCGACGCTGAAGGCGGAATGCCTGGCCGACTTCACCTGCAACGCCGAAAAGGCCCGCGACAAACTGCTGCAGGCGCTGGCGGCGGGTACCACCCCGAGCGCCGGTCCAGGGGCCGTTCACCTTTATGCCGGTAACGGCAATCTGGTCGGTGATTCTATTCGCGCTGCGGTAATGACCCGCGCGGGCTATGCGCAGGCCGAGAAGGATAACTCTTACAACGGTTACACCCTGCGTGAACTGGCGCGCGCCTCCCTCGTCGATCGCGGCATCGGTATCTCCGGCGCAGGGACGGCGCAGGCGATGGTCGGTCTGGCGTTTACCCACAGCAGCAGCGACTTTGGCAATATCCTGATGGACGTGGCGCACAAGGCAGCGCTGATGGGCTGGGATGAGGCCACAGAGTCATTCGAACAGTGGACCCGCAAGGGTACGCTGACCGATTTTAAAACTGCGCACCGCGTTGGTCTGGAATCACTGGCATCGCTTCGCAAGGTCCGCGCCGGGGCAGAATATAAATATGTCACCATCAAGGATCGCGGTGAGCCAATTGCGCTGGCCACCTACGGCGAACTTTTCAGCATTGACCGCCAGACCATCATCAACGATGACCTGGACATGCTGACCCGTATCCCGCAGGCGATGGGGCTTGCTGCGCGTGCCACCGTGGGCGATCTGGTGTGGGCAGTGCTGACCAGCAACCCGAAAATGTCGGACGGTAAGCCGCTGTTCCACGCTGACCACGGCAACCTGGTCTCCGCTGACCTGAGTATCGAAGGTCTGGATACGGCGCGTAAGGCGATGTTGCTGCAAAAATCCGGCGATCGCCGTCTGAATATTCGCCCGGCCTACATGCTGACGCCAGTGGCTATCGAGTCCCGGGCTAACCAGCTGATCAAGTCTGCAAGCGTGCCGGGCGCGGATGCCAACAGCGGTATCGTGAACCCGATCCAGAACTTTGTGACCGTGGCCTCTGAGGCGCGTCTGGATGACAGCAGCTCTACCGATTTCTACCTGACCGCTGCGCAGGGACGCGACACTATCGAGGTAGCGTATCTGGATGGTATTGATACGCCGTATCTGGAGCAGCAGCAGGGCTTTACCGTTGACGGTGCTGCCTTCAAGGTGCGCATTGATGCCGGGGTGGCGCCGCTTGACTGGCGAGGCATGGTTAAAGCCACCAAAAAATAATGACCGTCATCTGACGGTTTTTTTTACGGAGCGGCGCGTGCTGCTCCTTTTTATTTCTGGAGAAAAAAATGGCGAAAAATTATCAGCAGGACGGCAACACCCTGGATTTTCAGAATACCGGTGCGACTGATATTCATTCTGGGGACGCCGTGCTTTCTGGCTTGCTGGTGGGCGTCGCTCACGATGACATCCCTGCAGGGCTGTGGGGCGTGCTGCACACCACGGGCGTATTCGTTCTGCCAAAAGCGGCGGAGGAGGTCACTGTTGGTCAGAAGCTCTATCTGGCAGACGGCAAACTGACCGCGGAAGCGGGTGAGTCGGCGACTCCGAACCCTCTGGCGGGTACTGCCTGGGCTGCGGCTGCGGCGGACGTCGATGCTGTTCCGATCCGGCTGGGATACTGATGAACCGCTTTCGTGCCCGGCTGGCTCGTGCGGATGCCCGGATCTCCCGGGCTTTTTCCGAGGCACTGCCCGCCGTACTGACCATCGACGCTGAGGTGCGGCCTGTTACCGTGATTTTCGAGACGCCCGATGCCCCGGTTGACGTGCCCGGCGGTGGGCAAATTCAGGATCGCTCTCCGGCCTTCAGCGCGATGACCGCCGATATCGCGGGGCTTGAGAAGCACCACGGCGTGGAAATCAACGGCACGGCTTATCGTGTGACGCATGTCGGGGCTAATGAAGAAGGCCGCACCCGCGTCACGCTGGCGTATGGCGCACCGGGTAAGGTGCAGCCGGACATCAATAAGTGGAGCTGATATGGCGCGTGACTCCAGATTGCGGCGGGATTTACCTGTCGATATCGATGTGGATGCCATCTGGCGGATAGCTGAGCACATTGGTGCCACCCATAAGCAGTTTCGGGCAGCGTATTCCCGCGCTCTGAAACGTACCGCCGCTACCCTGCGTAAAAAAGCGATGGCAGACCTGAAGGACGGGCTGGCCCCCCGCAGCCTGGACCTTGTTCGTCGACGCCTGCTTTCCTTTCGCCTTGATCGCGCATCTCAGTCAAAACTGGATAACTTTCGTCTCTGGTTCGGCCTGAATGCCATCAAGGTCAAAGATCTTAAAGGTCGGATTAATGGGCGGGTGCGGCCTCGCCATTCCCGACGTGAAAAATCCACCGGACGGTTTATCAAGGCGCGACGCCAGGCGGACAATGCCGGGTTTATGCCAAAGGGCAGCGTGCTTACCCCGCGCACATTTGATAATGGGGAAGTGGCACGATCCCGTCGTGAGAACAGGCGAACGGTGGTTATTCGCGATCCTGACACGCGCCGCACCCGCGAGGCGGAAGTTGATATTTATGAGCCGATGCTGAACTACATCGAAGATAACGCCTTTGCGGAGGCGATGGAGATTTTCATGCATCACTTTGAAACCGATCTGCGCGGGCGCGTGAAAGCCCGTATTTCTGTCTGAGGTGAACCATGGCTGAGCCATTACTGCTGGGCCAGTATCACGATGCCGTCACCGGCGCGCTGAAAAAAATTGACTGGGTGCGCGACGCCGATGCCTATCCGGAAAAAAACGTGCCTCGATTTACCGGACTGACCACACCTGCGGTGTATTTCTCCATTAACAGCTGGGAGCAGGGCGGAGGCAACGAGGGGCAGCTCAACGTAAATCTCTCCTGCGATTTATCCGTTGTCGTGGATGCGGCAGGCGTGGGCATCAGCAGGCCGGAAATTTTTCTTCGAACGGCGGCAGCCGATATCACTCAGTGGATTGACGGCCAGCAGTTCGGCCTGACGCATCTGGAGCCCGCCATTTTTATCGATGCGGCACGCGATGAGTTCGATCCTCGCATGGATGACTATCTGGTCTGGAGAATTTCCTTCACCCAGTCTGCCGCCTTTGGCGCCGATCCGTTTGCACAGCTGAATGCCCCGCTGAAATCGGCATGGCTTGGCAAGGCGCCGGATATCGGTCGCGCGCACGTAGACGATTACCAGCTGATTTACGAGGCCAAACCCGATGAGTGATATTGAGGGCGATTTGCAGCGCCGCCTGGCGAATATCGTCCGGCGTGGTGTTATTCATTCCGTAAAGCACGACGGTATCCCGAAATGCCGGGTGGACCTTGGCGACATCACCACCACCTGGCTGCCGCTCTGCCAGGGCTTTTCAGGTACGAACCGGGCAGACTCGAATCCTTATGCGGTGGGCGATGCGGTCACGGTGCTGTCGGAGGCGGGCGAGCTGAATAATGGCCGGGTGTTTCCCGGCTGGAATACCGGCGGACTGCCGGTACCGGAGGGTAGCGACAGCGAACATATTACCCGGTACGGCGACGGTACCGAGATCCGATATGACCGTGCCGCGCATGCACTGACCATCACCCTGGCGGAGGGCGGAAGATACAAAATCATCGGTAAGGGTACGCTGGACGGCCCTGTGGAAATCACCGACACCCTGACTGTTCAGGGGAAAACGCAGATAAATTCCGACACGAGCGTGGCCGGAAATATCGGGGCGACACAGGAGATCTCGGACGGTACCGGAAAAATGAGCGGGATCCGCGAAACCTATAACCGGCATGACCACAAAGAAAATAGTGACGGTGGCGGAACCACAAATCCCCC